TTTCCTTGCCGTTATTGTCCTTCAGTCCGACAAACTGCCCGATGGTGTCACGTTTTACTTGTTCGCCCTTGTTACCTCCCTGCTCAAAGATGCAAACGTCGTCCTTATGGTGTCTCAGATCACCATACAACCATTTGTTGCTCGCAATGTCTTGCGCTCTGAATTTAATCTGTCTCATAATCTTAATCCTTTATTATTGTTTTATTCTACAAATTCTAATTCAAGTTGTCTAGGCAAGTCCATAGGAGCGGGATTGCTTGTCGGCATACTATTAGGACGAACTGGCATAGCGAGCATACGCTGCATCCGCTCTTCGTATGGCAAACCACGTATTGCATCCAGTTCCTTTAGCCTACGCTCCGACTCCAGACGCTCTTGTATTTCCTCATCACTCATCCATGGATAGTGTTTCTTGATGACCACAGGATCGGTCACGTCAATGTATGCAGGATTCCTATCGCTCAACCAGTTGGTACGGTGCTTCTTGATCACCTCGCGGTCCAGCCACTTTGACACCTGTAACCGTTCCTCTTCCGTCACCTGCTTCCCGTCGCGCCTGCGAAACTTAAAATTCTCGGCCCAGAAGTCATTCCTGAACTCATAGGTCTCCAACATCTGCTTATTCTCTAGCGTATTGTCGATATAACCCACTAAACAAATCTCCATCGCTCAGTCCTTCTTTTTTGATTTATCAATCTTTATTATAAAATCATCGTAATATTGTTCTGCAGATACGGATATTTTTTTCAAATATATTTTCGCAGAACACCGCAGTTGTCTGTCTAATTCGTTTTGTATGATGATATTGCCAATAGGCACATGCTTATCGCGTGGCAGTGTAAATAGAGATTTGTCTGCAGGCAGCTTATCCCATTTCGCGGGTACTTTCTGTGCCATCACGTATTGTCCTTTTTGTATGGCGTAGTCGAGCATTCTGTCTTGATCGCACGATACGTGGTGTACCACCTTGTAACCCTTGCGCTCTATTTCGGCTGTCACTGTCTCGCGGTCGCAGTCGTGACAACATATTATCACCTCTGTGCCCACAGGCCAGTTTTCTTGCTCTTTCAGCCTCGCCAGTATCGCATCGTCAATCCATCGCAGAGTATCGTCTGTAGCCATCGGTTATTCCTCTTTATTCTTTTTGTTATACCATTCTATATACCATTCTATAGTCTTTTGGGCAAAGTCGGCTGATGGTAATATATTGCCACGGGTGCATGCACGTATATTTTGGATGCTAATTTGTTGTATCTCATCAAAATTCGGCATTTCCAACTTCTTAGGTTCTTTCACTGGTTCTGCGACAGGCTGATTATCCTTAAACTCCATCGTTTTCAATATCTTCAACAGGCGCTCCAATTCAAAGTTGCGATAGGCCGTCATGGCATAGGTGTGCGGCTGATTGTGATTATAACCGTAGCAGTCGATATACTGCTGACAGGCACGCTTAGTAAGGAATGCACCCGTCTGACGGGAAATCTCCGACCTCTTCTCTACATCTACTAACCGCACCTCTAGCATACCTAGCTTTTCGCGACAGAACTCTATAACGTCGTTGGTATTCGTCTTGTCTACCTCGTTCCATGCTTCCATATCCTCATCGTCAACGATGTATTCGGCTATATAAGCCACAGCGCCCTCCAGAGTCTCAGTGCCACCATCGCCCAGATAGATCCGCTCATCGCCGCAGCCGTCAGGCACGCCGACCTCACGCGTCTCCATCACTCCCCAGTACACGGGGTCTGCGTTGCCGTCGTTGGTCTGGGTGTTCAGCTCGTGCTGTAAATCCTCCAAGAATTTTGAATCCTCGTCTGAAATCTGAATTGTTCTCATATCGCCTTTATAATATTATTGCTTCTTTTAGGTTTGCGGTGCAAATATACGATAATATTGTTACATTGGTGTAAATACGTGATAATATTTAAGATAATTTAAGGCAATAAGGACGCGCCAAAATAGCACGTCCTTATTATCTTAAATTAGCGCAGATTTCTGCGTTTACTCTGCCGCCTCCTCTGAAGGCTGGCCGTTGTTGGCGGGCTCTGGATAGAGGGCCTTGTAGGCACTCCAGTCGATGGCACCCTTGCGGTCCCATCCTGCCTGCTGGCAAGTCAGTACGTGCTGGGTGGTCTGTGTGCAGATGGCGTGCATCTCTTCGGCATTGGCAAACTCCTCGAATACGGCTGTGCCATCCTCCAGCTCGCCTACCTTGTACTTCACGGGGAAGGTCAGTGCGTCGGCATTCTGGTGCATAGCGTGGAAGTCGCTCTGATTCTCCTTCGAGAGCCATACGTTAACTTGGGTGCCTGCCTGCTCGCCGTGCAGCACTGTGTAGCCGAATCCCTTAGTAATCTGCTCTACGGTGTCGGCATTGATGTCAGCCTCGATAGCCTTCTTCACCACGTCGAATGTAAGCTGCGACAGCTGCTTGGTGGGCAGGTACACTTCGTACCACTCGTAATTGTCCTTACCGATCTTGGTCAGTCCGTAACCGATAACAACGCGCGTTCCTTCGTCGCGCACCAGAGCGAAATCGCTCTTCTTTCCGTTCATCTTGTTCATAATCTCTAAAATTTTTAAAGGGTTAATAATAATTATAACAATGTAAATTTAGTCATATCTCGGTCAAAATATCCTATCTGCAGCAACTTAGGCGTAAGAAATAAGCGGCAGCGTATGTTGAACGAGTCGTAATGGCTCAGCACGCCCAGAAATGAGTTGATGGATAGGAATGTGTGTATCGGGTCGCTGGTGTCGATGGCATTCACATTGTGTATCATGCGGTCGATAGATGCGTTGCTGATGTAGGTACGATCGTCCTTTACGAATGCGCCTAGGAACTCCACACCGCTGTAGGCATCAAGTATGTGCAGCTTGTTGCGGTTAAGCTCCAACCCCAGTCGCTCGGCCAGGAACTGCTCGGCAGGGTCAATCAGGCTGCGCAGCCACTCCTTGCTGGTGCCTACCACAAACGAGTCGTCAACATAGCGGCCAAAGTGCTTGCAGCCCATCTCGCGCTTCATAAACTGGTCGAACTCGTTCAGATACACATTGCTAAACAGCTGACTTGTAAGATTGCCGATGGGCAGCCCGCAGCCATCCATGGTGTAGAACAGGCTCTTAGCGTGGTCCAGTCCGCCCCAATCCTCTATGCTGCCTGCTATGCGGCAGTTGCCACGTGGGTCGAGCAGCGCTATCTCGCGGGTGAGCCACAGAAGGAAGTCTATATCCAGTTCGTCGGCCCATGTGCGGCCTATGCCGCGTCCGCGTCGGGGGGCCATCTTTATTATATTTTTACATGCTATGTCGGCCAGTCGCTGTCGGTCTATGTGCATAAAATAGCCTCGCTTATCCAGTTTCAGCACACTGCAAGGCCGCTGATAACCGTGGCTGTCACGGCGTATGTGCATCTTCAGTCGCTCTATGCCGTAGTGCGTGCCTCGGCCTGGTATGCAGCTGTAGCAATCCTCTATAAACAGACGCTCAAACATCTGGTGGGTATAGTTGTAGTACAGATGGTGAAGCACACGATCGGGGAATTGCGCAGCAAAAACCTCACGCTTTTTTGGGCGTTCCACTATAAAACAGCTTGAGGGTTCTGGCTTGTAGCGTCGGGCCATCAGGTCGTCGGCCAGTTTATTCAGATTCTCGTCCAGGTTTTGCTCGTATTTTATCACATACGGCTTACTGGCCTTGTGGCGCTTGGCGCTCACAAAAGCAGCATGAAGATCGAGCATTAAATCCTCGCGAGTTAATCTGTATGCCATACAAGTCCTCTATGTTTTAAAAAGATAAACTTTCAACTATTTATTCTCTCTGACTAATAACTAACATCAATAAAATCTGAACCGGGCGAACAGCGAAACCGTTGTAGCGATTGTTGTTGTTCTGCGGATTCACGCCACCCGAATTGAAGTTCAAGTTGCGGGCATTACGAGCCGAATTGAACGTAGCCGACCAGTAGTTGCCGTTTGACCCGCGATTGTTGCGCGACGTACCTGTGCCGTTGCCAGAGCACGGGAAGAACAACGCTAACACCCGGAGAAAATCTCGTTATCACCTGTCTGACGTAAGGCAAGAACAGGCACCACCCTGTTGCAGGTGGCGTGGCTGAGCCAGCCTATGTCTTTCTGTGGGATTTTTCGCCAGCCCTGACCCGAGGGCAGCGGACGGATAACCTATGTAATTATTGCTGAATAATTAAAGTCAATAAAATACTATTCAAAGAGCGCCCGCCAAAGCGGAGGTTTATATTATTACAGCAGTCCCGCCACTTGCTGTTTCAGGCTGCTGATAAATGCTATGTTTTCTTCAGGAGTACGATTCTCCAGTGGGTAGGCTATCACCTCGCTCACTATCGAGAAAAGTCCGCTACGGGCCAGTGCCGACTGCTGGCTTGGTCCGCTCTTTATGTCTCTTTTGCTTTGGTTGTTTGTAGTAACCTCGGTGGGCAGGGCCAAGCGCCAGGTCTCGTAGTCGCACTGAATCTTTTCAGGCGTATCTTCGAGCGCTATCTGTGCGCCGTCGATAACTATCAGCAGATCGTCGTTGTCAAGCACCTGCTTCGTGGCATAGCTGGGTATAAACTTCGACAGCGACTCAAGCGGAAATCCCAGTTGCACGTAGTCGTAGTTCTTTTTGGCATAATGCTTCACCTGCAGCAGCTTAGAGTCGCCACGTTGCTTCTGCAACTCCTCGGTACACAGATAGTGCTTTATCAGGTAGGCACTAATCTCGTAGGCACGATAAAACTTACCCTGCTTGTGCAGTATTACCTTGCGCCAGTCATAATCAGTCTCGCGCTTCTGCTCAAAAGCTAATGCTTCTTTTTCAAGCATAGTTCTATTTTTTTATTTGTTAATATCCTTGTTAATTTTTAAGTTCCATTTCACTGCCCGTGCTGCGCCGCCCTTGAGGGCGGCTGTATGCAGCACGCGCATCGAAATGGGTTTTGTTTTGTTTGGTCAGCAATAATTACTGAACCGGGCGAACAGCGAAACCGAGGTAGCGATTGCTGAAGTTCTGCTGATTCACGCCACCCGAACTGAAGCCCAAGCTGCGGGCACCACGAGCCGAATTGAACGTAGCCGACCAGTAGCTGCCGTAGGACCCGCGACTGTTGCGCGACGTACCTGAGCCGCTGCCAGAGCACGGGAAGAACAAAATGTTACCATTAATCTTACTCTTAATACGTATGCCCACGATGCTGTTCATAGTTATCAGCTTGTTCTCGGTAGCAGCAGCTATCACGGCACCGTTAGCGTCGATGAAGTCGCTGTTAGTGAACAGTTCGCCAAACTCGTCGTTTGTCGGCAGGCGCCATGGGGCACCAAGGTTGGCACGTGCACAGTCGGCTGATGGCGCGATGTTACCTGTTAGTTTTGAGCCGGGTGTGCTGCCGTAAGGCTGTCCCTCGTAGTAAGGCTCGTTCTCGTTCACACTACCCCAGTTGTAGTCGAATGCAGTATCACTGATAGGGTTGTGACCGTCGGTATTACCCCAGCTAAAGAAGGTGCAGTCATACTGATACTCGCTAGCAGCAAAGCCATTGGCCTGGGTGATGTCGATGTTACGCTTGGCCCATAGCAGTCCGCTAGGCAGGCCCATGTCAACATAGAGGTCGCTAGGGCTTCCACCTCCTTCCAGTCCCAGCAGTCCCACGATGTTGTAGGCTGTACCATCGTAGACCATGATGGCAGTCATACCAGCCTTGATCGTTCCTGGCTGCAGGTTGGCGCCGTTGATCTTGATGGCCTTTGCGCCTGTGCTGCTGATATTCAGCGTAGCATCGGGCACATTAACTGCATTGGTGAATCGGATGGCTACAAAGCCATTCTTCAGCAGAATAAAGTCGGTGATACTTGCCTTCTTAGCGGCAGTGGTAGCAGCTGTGCTACAGGTGCCCTGACCACTACCTGCGGTAGCCATATCCTGTATCAGTTGTCGGGCCAGATACTTGCCAGCGGGCGTACCGTCGGCGTTAAATAGCATTACAGTCTGTGCGGCACCTGGTGCAGCCTGACTCAAGCCGGCCTGAACGGCCTTTAGCATGTTAACTCCAGTTATTGTCTCCATGATGAAAAATTTAAAAAAATGTTATTTTTTTAGATAATAAGAACATAAGAACATAAGCGCTCGGCTTTGCCGCTTGGCTCGTCCAAGAACATATTTTTTAGCCGTTGACTACCACCGTCTTTGGCATCAGGCTGGCCACTGCCTGCAGCAGTTCGCTCACGGTGTACTGCTGCCCGTTAACGGTGTACTTATCGGTGGGTTGCACGGCGCTGGTGGCCTTGCTGCGTATGGTAGCCAGGTCGTTGATAGCATCCTGCTTGGCAGCCAGAGCGGTGTTGATGCTCTCCACCCAATATTCTATCGAGGCATCGGTAAATATCTCCCAGTCGGTGTTAGGCGTAGCGTCGCTCACCACAAAGGCAGTCTTGCCGTTCACGGTGTGCACCACAAATGCGCCACCCTGCGTAACCATGGTGCAGGGCAGGTTGCTGG